TGAAGAGATTTGACACAGAAAGCAAATTAGCAAGAATGTTGACAGGCCTTAGAAAAGATTCAAATTGGCCTCTCATTTTACAAAACGGAACTGTTGGTAATGTTCTTAAAGCAATAGCAGAATCCGGTGCTGAAGATGACCGTTATATGGAGCAGCTTTATCGTGAAAAGAAATGGAAAACTGCAATGGACTTTTCATCATTAGAAGCTCAAGGTGATTTACTTTCTTATAAAAGACAATTACCCAACTCAGCAATCGGCTATGTAATTGTATCGCACACTGATGAAGAAGGTAAGGATCGTCTTTCTTATTATGGTTCTTACTACTATGATCTTGATGCAGAGTCAGATTATGATGATATTACAAAAGCAGCAACTGCTGATGAATCCGCAAGACACGCACTTGTTCCTTGGACTTGTGATAAAGGCTATTCAATCCCAAAAGGAACTCGCTTTGTAACAGGTAGCGGCGTTGAGTTCTTTTCAACAGAAGTTGTATCTTCAAAAACCTTAAAGAAAAAGTATTCTGAAATGAATGATGTTGACCTTGAAGCATTCAAATCACGCGGTGGTTGGAAAGGCATCAAGTATCTTAAAATACCTGTAATGCAAGGCATTCAGAAAACAGTTTCTATCGGTAGAACAACTGCAAACTCTCGCTTTCAGTCATTTGTTTTACCAACTCTTGATGTTGATGCAGCATCAAACGAAGTATCTTGCAACTACTTTTCTGTGTATGTTCAGCCTCAGAACGGTGAACCTGTAATTTTCACAGAAATTGATAAACTTTCAAGTGCTTCATCTATTGATAATGTTTTTGAAAAGTCGATCTTAAAAGATGAAAGTGGCATTAAGATTAAGTTTGGTGATGGCCTTAGTGGAGCAATTCCTCCTGAAGGCATCGTTTATGTTAAGTATGTTGAAACACTTGGTGCATCAGGAAACATCAATGCAAAGTATCAAGTAAATACAATGATTCTTCCAACAGGATATAAAATCAAGGACCCAAGAACTGACACATACTCGACATTCTTATCTTGTACAAATATTTGTGCAATCAGCGGCGGGCGTGATATTGAAGCTGTTGAAGACTATAAAGTTAATGCTCCAACTTCATATTTGAAATCATACACTATCGCAACAAATAAAGCATACTTAAATGCTATTGATAAGTATTCTCCTCTCAATCTTTTGCATTGTAAAATCTTTCCTGATGAAAGTATCACATCAGAACAAGTTGATACAATAATCGGTGAAGATGTAAGAGAAGAAGTTGCAAATGAATTAAACACAATCTCAAGTAACATCAACATTACTGCAATGCTTTCAAATGGTGAAGAAATCCCTAATGAAGAAGTTAGTGATACATTTTTGAGTCCTTTGCAAACATCTATTTATGATATGAAAGGACCTTCAGATACAATTAAGTTTATTCAGCCAAACTTGATTGAACTTGTAACATCTTTCAAAATTACTTCTTCTTCATATGATTATACTGAAGATGAAATTGCTGATCGTATCAAGGAGATTGTTGCTGAAGATTATGATATTTTCAATCAAGATTTCAATGAACCAATTTATACTTCAAAGTTGATTGCTTTAGCAAAGACATACAAGTTTACTGACACTGTTTCAGTAGTCACAGAAGCAGTTGCAAAAATTGATAACGACAACATTGATACAACTTATGTAAGCAATATGAACGATTATATTGTAAGTATACCATTTAGTTTTGATGAAGTTTATATGAGTGACTTGATTAACCAAGGCTTCAAAGACTGTACTGTAAATGCTGATTATTTGTTGAAAATTGATTTGGAATTCATCAATGATTCAACTAAAATTGATAAAAACCGTACATTCTTCTTGTATGATAACCGTATTGATGAAAGTGGCGCAACTTCAATTTTTGAAGCGAAGACAAAATTACTTGATGGTACTACAAGTGAATATGTTACTCAGTCAAATGAAATCGACTACACAATGTATGATAAAGCAGGCACTGATTTTGATAATCTTCAGTGCCGTGTTGCACAGTTTGATACAATCGACAAAATTACTGATGCAGCTTATATGAAACAGTTGAAAGACTTCAGTAAAGCACCTACAGAAATCCGTCCTTATGAAACAACTTCTTCTGGAACATATAAAGAGTATTCTTCTTCTTCAACAGATGAATATGTCGTTGAGGTTGACAGCCGCTACTATAAACAAAACACAAAGTTTGTAAACGGAGTTGACATTGACTTTAATATGAATGAAGATGAAAAGACTTTGACAGGCACTTTCTATATTCCGCTTTCTTATTTTGAGTTTAGCTCAATCAGTGATTATGATAAAGACAGCGATATTGAAAAACTTAGGTCATTGATAAAACAATATGTTAATTTAAGAGTTTATGCTCAGCCTAAGATTCAAGATGTTGCGCCTCAAAACATCAACGATATTATATATGTTGATAAAAACTATATAAAAGTTGAAAAAGTACAGACTAATTAAAAACAGGAGATGTAAATGAATAACTTTGATGATGTTTATGCTCTTAATCGTGATGAACGCCAAATAAGCAATCTTGAAACATATAGACGCTTTATTTCAAAAGGTGATAAGCCTTTGGAATGCATTAATGATGAAGATGCAAAAGCTATAAAAGATGTATTAAGCGGAAAAGGAAAGCTCCTTGCAGTGGTTGATGGTCGTCGCTCTATGGCTGGTAATCATAAATATGTTCTTTTCGTAAAGGAAGAAGGTGGTGTAAAAGTTTATCTTTACACAGTTCTTAACGGACTTTACAATGAAATGGGACCTTATAAAGACTTAGACACTGCAATGTCAAATGCTGATTGCTATGGCTTGTTTGAAGAATGCAAACAAGTTGCAAATACAAAGGTATTAGAGAATAATATGAATAAAAAACTTTTTGAAGAAATCATCGAAGATTGGGACGATGATGACGTTATGACATATGACGGTGATGAAATGGAAGATTGGAGCTGGGAAGATGAGCCAGACGACGATGACAGATATGGTTATAAGTCGCCAAGTGAAGAACTTGAAGACCATTTAGCTGATTGTTTCCCAATAAGAGACTCTGAATACCAAGATGATGAAGGCAACTATGACCCATTCACTTATACTCAGATGGGTGATGGCTCAGGAGCAATAGGTTATAGAACTAAAGCAGCTGCTTATGCTCATAATCTTAGAGGTGGTGACTATGCCCCTACATTAGACGATGGAACAGTTCTTGGTGGTAACTTTGAAGGCACTAAATTTGGTAAGTATAAAGATAACTCTGACGCTGATTTTGCAATGTCAGATGATGCTGACTTAGACGCTTGGGCAAGAGAAGCTTAAAAATATTTATATTTATTTATTGAAGGCAGGTTTTTCCTGCCTTTTTGTGTTTGTAAACTAATTACTAAAATAAGCTAAATGAGGTTACTATGGCTGATGATATTTATAAATCAGGAAAAACTCCAGCGTCAAGTATCTTAAAAAGCTCTTACATAAATCGACTTTCATCTGTTTTTGGTTTTAGAGCAAAGAAAGGAACACCTGGCGGACAGGACCTTCCTTCAAAAATTGGTATGGAGTTTGTTCGTGTTGACTTGAACAATGATGCATACCGCTTTAAGAATGCTGCATTAGGTTCTGTTTTCAAATCTGAAAAATTAACAGAAAACCTTGAAAAGTATTTTGATGCATATATGACAGAAACAACTTTGTCATATAATGATATTCAAGACAGACAGCGCCGCTTAAATGAGTTATCATTCTTTTACTATAACGACAACTTTGGTTACCGTGTTGTAGAACTTTGTGCTGCAGAAGCAACACAGCTTGATGTTCAAGATCGTATTTTAACAGTTGAGTCTCCTAATGCAAACTTTTCAGCAAAGTGTTATGAATTGTTTGCAAGATGGGGTATTACACAGCCAAGACTCCAGCAGGTATGTCATGACCTTGAACTTTATGGTGAATCATTCTGGTCTCATAAGATTGGTATAAATGGTGTTGAAAGCATTAAGCCACTTAAAGTTAATTCAATTATGGAAAGACTTGAGTTCAATCCAGTGCATATGGCAGAGTACCTTGCTCAGAAGAATGGCTATCTTGCAGCAAATAAAAATCGTCAGCAAAAGATTCAAGCTTTGGTTGATATAATTCAAAATAAAAAGACAATGGATCTTGATGAAAATCTTGCAGATTCATTTGACTCTAAACTTATCGGTTATGAATTGTATGACGGTATGATGTGTCCACCTTGGGAAATCACCCACTTCCGCTATAATGCAGAAAACAGCGAGTTCTATCCTTATGGACGCCCACCGCTTTTAGGATGTATTGCTCCTTTCAAACAGTGCTTCTCATCAATGATGCTTCAAGGTCTTGCTCGTCAGATGTCATTCCCAATAACGATGTACAAAGTTAAAGGCGCAGAAGGTATGGGACCTGATGTTCAGTTCGAGCACGTAAATACCGTTCGTGAAGAATATGACAATCTTGGTGTTGCAGCAGATGTTGCAGGTGGTGAAGTTTACACAGTTAACACAAAGATGTGGATTCCTGACGGACTTATTGATGTTGATGTAAAAGAATCCAAATGTGACATTGACTTCGTTGGAGACATCGAACTTTATCAGGACCGTGTTGCTATTGCTTCAGGTGTACCTAAGGCCTATCTTGACCAAGAGTTTGGCGGCTTTGGCAACAGCGGCATTTCATTGACAGAACAGTACAAGCCTTTCGCTCGCCACGTTTACACTATTCAGTCTGCTTGTCTTGAAGGCATTGGTGAACTCATTCGTTTGCATTTTGCAATCACTGGCGAGTTTGACTATAACACTCCGTTCATCTTGTCAATGCGCTTCCCTGCTGAAGAGATGGGACAGGAAAAGCGCGAAGCTCGTCAGGCATCTATTGAGATGGCGGGCGGTGTTATGGACTTGATTACTCGTGCACTTGGCCTTGAAGAAGGTGAGCCACTTCCTGAAGATGTTGTTACTGACATTCTTTCAAAGTATTCATTCCTCGACCCAACAGACATTCAAAAGTGGATGCGCTTGTCATCATTCTTAAAGCCTGTAGGCGGAGATGAAGACAGCAAAGGCGGAGATGACGACGGTGTAGACGACTTCGACTTTGGCGGTGGAGACGATATGGGCGGTGATGACGATATGGGTGGAGACGATGTTATGGAAGCAAAGAAAGATGCAAAAGCTCGCTTACGCGAAAGAAAAGCCCGCCTTACAGAATTGCAGCAAAAGCGTCTTCGTGAAGTATCAAAAAGATATAAAGAAAGTAAAGAACAGCTGTTCTTCCAGTTTATGGAAAGCAACCACTTTACAGAATGGCAGGGAAAAGATTGGAAGCCAAACAACACAAATATGGGCGGTACAGTTTCACACTCAATGTATGTTCCAAAGATTTATGAAAGCTCTCCATTAAATGATTCTATTCAGGTTCTTAAAGCAATCCGTGAAGGCAGATTGACAAAGTTGCACGAAGAATCTGAAGCAGCTGCTGTAGCTGAAAAGATGTATGAAGCTAAAATGTCCAACTTGACTGATGATGAAGCTGAACAGCAGCGTAAAGTTCAGGAACAGATTGCTGAAGATATTTTAGGTGGTGTATAATGGAATTATTTCTTGAAGCAACTATTGACTCGTTATCACTTAATGCTGTATCAGGACTGACTCAAAAACATCTTGATAAGCGTTATCAAAATGATTTCAATATTGACTTAGCACAAGCTGCTTACTACACAAAACAGGATTTCCTTGAGATGATTTTCTTTGCGAACTCAACTTACGGGGCAACTGGATTTATTGCGGCAACAAACTTACCACAAGGAAAGAATGGTCAGTACACACTTTGTATAAGATGGTACAATGTTAAGCAGTATTTGAAAGACGAAAGGAATATGAGCTATTCACAACTTGAACAAGCACTTAAACAAGTTGTTCATAATTGTGATGCAAAGTTTTACAGTGATGACCCATCTTGGTTCTATCAAGGTGGATGGGAAGCTTGTGATAAAGAAGGCTTATCAATTTATAAGTTTCCTGGACCTGCAGGAAAGGGCATTTGGGCAGAACGCCATAAGGCCAGTGGCGGCGTTACGGGTAATGCATATCTGACAAAGCATCTTGCACAAGTTGTAAATGAAATTGATACTTACATCCGCCCTGCTGCACAAAACTTACAGATTATATAAAACAAAAAGGCGAGCAAAATGCTCGCCTTTAATTTTAT